ACGCGCAATCTGGCACCCGGCTATCCCAGGTGCTCCCGGAACATGCGGACGCTCAGCAGGCCGGTATGGCGGCTGAGGCCGCTTCCATGCGAGCACAGGAGGACAGCATCGCCCGTGCCGCCCAGCCACCGGAAAGCCCCGTGCTGCCGGAGACAGTGCGCCCGGACTTCGACTACACCAGCCTGCCGCAGGGGCGACTCGGCGCGGTGGGCAAGGGCGAGGGTGCGAACGATCCGTTTACCGCAGTGCCGCGCATGGATGGGTACGAAGTGCGGGATGCTCGCACGCTGCAGGCCGCGAATCAGGGGGACTTCGGGAGCACGCCTGCTGCCCAGATAGCGAGCGGGCAGGCGCGGCTTGAATACACGCCAGAGGCACCAAGGCCCAGCCAATACGTGTTCGGGTCTGATCCCGTGTCAGGTGGCGCAGTTAGCAGCCAGCGCGTTATCGAAGTACGTGGGGCCACCGGCACGTTTCAAGTAACTACGGGTGACGGCGCTGCGTTTAGCACGAAAGGGGGAGAAGCGGGGGAGATATTCGACACGGGAGACAACCTCGTCGCGGTTATAAACGACAAGGTTGTAGGGGAATTTACATACGGTGGCATGGGAAAGGGTAAGAATTACGGGGACAGTGATGTGTTGTCTGATTACATCGGTCAGGGTGTGGGCTTTGCATTGTACTCAAAAGCCAGGGCCTTAGCTGAGGCCGCAGGGGGTACCCTCGGCCCGTCTAACTTCTTGTCTGACGCCGCAGCACGCTTCTGGAAGCGATTCGACGCAGCCGCGTATCAGGCTAAAGTAGATGAGCTTGCGGCCAAGAACGTAGACTGGTACCGGAGCCTAGCCGGAGAAGACGTAGCTGGGGAGTTTGAGGGGGGCCGCGCCATTGGTGACGGCACTACGCTGGGGGAGGACGTGGCGACCCGTATAAACTTGGCGCTTGGTCAACCATTCGCACAGTCCTTCTCTAAGGACGACCCCTCCGTCTTCTCCAAGCCGAGACTGCCCGCGCCCGGGGCGGTCCCGCTGTTGCCTTGGTCTGCGCCGCCGTCTGCCGCCGCCCAGCACACGCAAGTAGACACGCCGGAATTCAAGGAGTGGTTCGGGGCCAGCGTAGCTAGCACAGAAGGCAAGCCGCAAGTTATGTACCACGGCACGCGATCTGGCGACCTCACGGCCCTGAAACCGTCAGGCGCAGGGCAGGCCATATTCCTATCCCCAGAAGCCAGATTCGCTGGGGAGTACGCGAGCACAACGTCTAAGGAGACAAGCGGCGGGGCGATGTATCCTGTGTTTGTTCGAGCCGAGCGCCCGTTTGATATCGACACTCCGGCAGGCTACCAGTTACTGCTGGACGCCGTGTCCGAGCGGACAGCAGCTAGGCGGCAAGGGGCGAGTGCTGCTAGCGTGCGCGGGGAAGTAGACGCAGAGCTTAAGGAAGCCCGGGCTGCCGGCGAAACGTGGGAATACATCGAAGTCGCCCCCTTCGTCGAGAAGCTGCGAGCGGCTGGGTACGACAGCTACTTTGTACACGAGCAAGGAGTCAAGAACCTTGCGGTCTTTGATAGCAATCAAGTGAAGTCTGCTACTGGCAACTCGGGCGCGTTCTCCCGCGGAACTGCCGCCCTTAGCCTCTCCAAAGACGACCCCTCCGTCTTCTCCAAGCTGTTCTCTGCCCTCGCTCGCGTGTTCAAGCGAGAGGATGACTTCGGCAAGGTGGGCCGAGCTGATACCTCCTTCGAGGGGTGGGACTCTGCTAACGTATGGCCTGAGCGGGAGAAATCCTTCAGCCCAGGCGGCGAGCATGCAGCTCTGATCCCGGCACTAACTTTTGGGAAGTTCAATACCATTGCAGACCTGGACGCATTGCCCGCAGGTATTCACCTCGCGGACAGGCTCAAGAACTACGGCATGGCTAAGACGGCTGCGGAGTCCCTGACACGACGCTTCCTTGGCAAGGACTTCAAGCTCGTCATTGCGGACGCTGACGGGGCGCTGAAGAAGGCCGGCGCCAACGGGGCCATCACCCACATCCGGGAGAACCTCGCCATCATAAACATCGACACCAAGCTGCCCGCTGGGAAGCAAGCAGCCGTGATGGTGCATGAACTTGGGCATGCCATCTGGCACAAGTTCGTTAGCAAGCTGACACCTGAGGGCCGGGCTAAGGTAGACACTGCGTATCAGCGCATGGTGGAGGCCAACGGATCGGAGCAGGCACGCAAGCGGTTCGCTAACTCTAGCTCCGGCGCCACCATGCAGGGTATGGACAACTTGGACAAGTATAGCATGAGCCGGGATGAGTTCTCCGCTGAGCAGTACGTGAAGTACATCGAGGATGATGTGCTGCATGGGAACAAGCTCGGGCTGGGGGAGACCCTGAAGAATGCGCTGTTCGAGGTAGTTGCCAAGATGGTTGCATTCTTCACCAAGGCTAAGCAGCAGGGCTTTATCAAAGCTGAGCCTGAGTACGAGGCTATGTTCGATAGCATCCTACGTAGGCAGGCAGCTGTTAACGGTAACTTCGGTGCCGCAACGGCAGGCATTGCAGAGGCCCGGCAACTGTCCAAGGACGGGGGGGCGGCTGAGGCTAACGCCATCGTCGGGGATCCAGAGCTGGCAAAGTTGGGCTTGGACATTGCTCCGGTTGCAACCCCACAGCAGCGCGCTGAGGTGCAGGCCATCAAGGATCTGCATGACAAGGCCAAGAACCCGGAATACACGGTTGACGAGAAGCGCCTGTCCACACTGCTAAACACGGCGGTGTTCCAGGGCGGCCAGTCCGTAGCCAATACCATGCTGCGTAGTAAGAACGCCGTGGCCCGCATGATCGCAGCCATGCTGGTGGAGTCCCCTTCTGGTGCCGCAGGGCGTCGAGGAAACGCTGCCATCTCTAAGGCCCTGCATGAGCACGCGTATCTCGGGAACAGTATTAATGAGGTGCAGTTTGCGTACCGGGAGTACCGGCAGTCCGTAGGTGGCAGCCTTGTGGAGGACACCTTTGGGGGCAAGCATTGGGAGGAGTTCAACGCACTGGTGTCCCGTGAGCTTGAGGGCCGTGGCCGCAGTCAGGGGGTGACCTCGCATCCTGCTGTGGTCAAGGGCGCTAATACCCTTGAGGCAGCATACGAGCGCATGCGCCTAAGCCAGCTTGAGGTAAAGACGGTGGGCTGGGCAAACCTACCCAGCACCAGCAAGGGCTACATGCCACACCGACTCAGCCAGGAGAAGATCCGCAACGCCACAAACGAGCAGCTACAGGCGCTGCACACGGCCCTCACGGACCAGTTCATCCGCACGCAGGAGTTTGATGCCTCCTTCTCGGACATGCTGGCGTCGAAGTACATCGATCGGGTAAAGCACCGCGCTCTTGGGGGCGCTGACACCCCGGCAGGGGCCACGCACATCGGCAGTTCGGATGTGGTCGAAGAGGCCCTGGCCGCTACGGGCATGACGGCAGAGCAAGTCCGAGCCACCATGCAGCGTCTGATGAGGGCAGGGCCGGGGCACACCAAGAAGCGCCTGCAACTTGACCTGAACCAGACGTATAGCACGGCGAGTGGTGGGGAGTTCAAGCTCGGGGATCTCTTCGAGCAAGATCAGTTCACCTTGCTACGCTCCCAGGCGGCTCGCGTTAGTGGGGAGGTAGCCCTGACACAGTACGGGGTGTACGGCAAGTCGGGACTGGACCTACTGCGCCGCGCCATGACTTTCGGAGAAGACGGCCCCGCCAGCAAGCGGGAGTTCGAGGCGTTCGATCAGATCGCCGCTGAGCTACTTGGCACGCCATACGGCGCACAGAGTAAGGTCATTGACCGTGTGCTGCAGGCAAATGCAGTGTCCCGTCTTGGTGGCATGGGGTTTACCCAGCTAGCCGAGTTCGTCAACGGGGCTGTGCATGTGGGTGTAGGCCGCACGCTGGACGCTGTGGTCGGAGTACCTCGCTTGCTGGGGGAGATCAAAGCCCTGGCCCGGGGGGAGGAAGTGCAGAACGGTATCCTCACGGGGATGGAGAAGCTGTATGGTGGTGCGGAGTTTGGCACGCATTCCTACAAGACTGTGTTCCCATTTGACAACAAGAGCCTTGATCCTCATAGCTATGGGGAAGAAACTCTTACCTTGATGGACCGCCTACTGCGAGGCGCAAGCCACATGCAGGCGAAGCTATCCTTCTGGCGTGCAATCCACAGCGCACAGCAGCGGGGCATGGCTGAGCAGATCGTTCGCAAAGCTGCTGTGTTCCTGCGGGAGGGGCAGTCCGCGGACGTGTTCCTCAAGGACATGGGCATGTCGGATGACCTCATGGCCCGCATGCGTGCTGAGCTACCTAGCATCGCCTCCTGGGATGCGCAGGACCGGCTGGTCGAACTGGATGTGACGAAGGCCACGGACCTAGACGCAGCCCGTGAGTTCACCCAGGCAGTCCACCGGGGCGTGTCCCAGATCATCCAGGGCACGTTCATCGGCGAGCGCAGCAAGTGGGCCACGGACGCCCACATGCGCCTGCTGACACAGTTCCGAGCCTTCGGTCTGCTGGCGATTGAGAAGCAGTACGGTCGGCAGGTGGGTAACGTGGGGGAGATGAAGACCCTGGGTATCATGCTGGGGTCCATGTGCGCCGTGCTCCCGATCTACGCCGCCCGGATGCAACTGCAGTCCCTGGGCCGGGGGGACAGGGAGGAGTTCCTGGACAAGGCGTTTGAGCCCCGCCGCGTGGCCCGGCAGACCATGAACTACGTGGCAGGCTCTGGCCTCGCAGGGGACTTCCTAGACGCCCTAGGGGGCCTTGCAGGCGTCAACGTGGGCGGGAGGCAGGGGGACCGGGAGCAGGACTTCGTGGGCAATGTGGTGGCCCCGGCTGCTGGGCTGCTCAATGACGCCTGGAAAGCTGTGCAGAACGTGAAAGAGGGGGAGACGAACCTTCAGCCTGCAATGAAGGTACTCACGAACTTGCCCTACTTAGTGCCCCTCATCAACGCAATGGGGGACTGACGAGTGTGAGGGCTACGGCCCTCGCATATAATACACCCTTACACTACAGGAGCCTTCATGGCAATGATCCTACAACTGGACTCTGTGAACCGCTGGCTCGGGGACGGAGTGACTACGGATTGGGACTTCTCCTTCTCCGGTGGCTATATCAACAAGGCGCACGTTAAGGCGTATGTGGTCGCCGCTGACCGCACACGCACGGGCATCCCGGTCACGTCCTCTATGTTCGTAACACCATTCCGGCTGCGCCTTCCGGTCACCCCTGTTGGGGCCGAGGTGACAATCTTTCGGGACACCCCGAAGGACTTGCCGCTGGTGGAGTTCGAGGACGGCACAGCAATCACTGAACCTGCCCTTAACCTCATGGCCCGGCAGGCAGTGTTCATCGCAGCCGAGTTCACGGATGCTACGACTGTGGTGGTCAAGGGCAACGGCAGTTCGCTCATCAACGCGTTAGACGACATTGAGGTCGTACTTAACGCCTGGGCTGACAGCACTCTGCAGACGCAGCTTGACGAGTGGAAGACGGAGCTGGACTCTGAACTCAATACCTGGAAGACTGAAATTGAGGGCGATCTACTTGCGTACATCAACACGCACCTCCCGCCCGCAGTAGACCTAGACCCCTACGGGTTCAAGGAGATGGTCCACACCAGCTACTTAGGAAGCAGTACCGTAAGCACAACCGATCGCGGCAAGGCACATGTGAAGCCTGACGGCACCTCGGTTAGCGTGCCTAGCACGCTGGCTGTCGGGTTCACTTGCAACGTGATTAACCTCAGTGCCGGCGACATGACCGTGACGTTCGTGGAGAACGCCTACATGCAGGGCAGTGCGGAATTCAAGTACATCTGGGTACTCAAGGCGAACCAGATACTGCACATCACCAAGGTAGCAGGCGGAAAGTGGCTGGTCTCGGGGTACGCAACATGACTGCACTACACCACTACTGGCTACGACGCCCCGCAGATCCAGTTGCACCGCCTGCTAACGCGGTGTTTGCGTGGCCCTGCTTCCCGAGTAAGCTCGGCGTCCAGGGCACTGGCGGCCTGCTCGGCACCTCCTTCCCTAACTCCCTGTACGGAAAGTTCGCAGCGTGGCCCTGGGATGGCGGTCCGACTGAAGCTAATCCGTGCGAGCTAGTGATGTTTCGCAACTCTGCAGAGCAAACTGCGCAAAGCACTACAATGGGGCCGTTTGCGCGCTCACAGACGTGGTGCATCGAGTCCCGCGTGGGCTGGTCGGGCGAGGACACGGATTTGATTGTGATCTACCCGCTGCGGTGGGTTGCAGGATTCTATGTGAAGTACACCCCAATCACCCGGGAGGTTGCACTTTACGTCGGCACTGCGGTGGTGTTCTCAACACTACTACTGCCGGGGCTGAATAGTAACACGTTGCACCATTGGGCAGCAACATACAGTAATGGGGTCATTAAAATATGGATCAATGGCTCGCTCCTCACAACCTACACGGGGAATGTACCCGACAGCGGTAGTACAGGCATAGTAATCCGCTACGAGAACGCCCTCTACGGTGAGTTGTACGCGGGTGGGGTGCGCTATTGGGACTACGCCAAGTACACCGCCCCATTTACTCCGCCGACACAACTGACAATACCATGAAAACAGAAACCCTTTCCACCGTGGTGCAAGCCGCCCCACCAGCCAGCTACACTGGCCTCGTGCTCATCGGCTACCCCGTAGCGGATTGGGTATCTGCCGTCATGCTTGTGTATGCCATCTTGCTGTGCGTAGCCCAGCTACCCAAGACCGCAGCCGGCATCCGCACAATTTACCGGAGGCTCAAGAATGAGCAAAGCAACTGTCGATGACCTGGGCGAGCTGCACTCTGAGCTTGCCCGTGTCGCCAAGTCCCAACTTCAGGTGGACGAGCCCAGCGCAGCCTGGGGCTCCGTGGCCCTGGCCTTCCTGAAGCACAACAACATCACGGCTGATCCCGAGACGAATGCTGGGCTGAAGGAACTCTCGGAGACGCTGAAGTCCCGACGCAAGACACGGCGCATTACGACGGAGGATCTCGCTGCTGTTGCGGCTGAGGTCGCTGCGGACATGCGCCTGCAATGAGTCGAGAATCAGCACAGGCCGCGACCCAGCGGCATGCTATGCTGGAAGTGCTGCAGGCGCACTACACTCACTTCGAGCCCTTCCTTGAGGACGTGATGGACTTCCTTGGTTTTGATACCACGGAGATCCAGAAGGACATCGGGAACTACATGGAGTTTGGGCCGCAGGATCTGATGATCCAGGCTCAACGCTCCCAGGCCAAGACCACCATCGCCGCAGCCTTCGCTGTGTGGACGCTGATCCATCAGCCCTGGTTCCGGGTGCTTGTCATCTCAGCAGGCGGGGCACAGGCCAGCGACATCAGCGTGCTGATCG